GGTGATCGACAACGCCACCACCGGCTTCTAAGCCAACCTTTTCCTTCTCATGAGGATACGAGGGGTGTCCCGCGACGGCGGGCCCCCTCACTTTTTTTATGTCTCAAGAAACTTTCTACGAAGAGCCTCAGCTAATCAACGCGCTGGTTAGCTTTGAACAGGACGCAGACGGCAAGACCCTCTACGTCAACCAGACCCAAGAAATCCCCGACGACTTCTTGAGGGCGCAGGCCGACAAACGGCTAGCTAGCACGAACGAGCGCGCCACTGACTTCTACGAGGTGGCCTCAATCCCTATCGCGGTCGTTGACCACCTTCTGACCCACTATGGCTTCGACGTCATGACGGCGCCCGTCCGTGAGACCTTGCGGATGCTGAAGCAGCTTGAGCTGGATCAGTTCCTTTCCACCCAGAAACGAATTTAATTAGGACGCAAGCGCTGTGAACCTCAGCCAGCTAACGGCGCAATTTCTTGCGCTGATGAATCGCAGTGACCTGAATGCCAATCCGGCGCTTGCGACCACCTTTATTTCTCAGTCGATCATGCGGTTGCAGCGCGAGCTTCGCGTTCCATTCATGGAGAAGATTGTCCGCTACACGATCCCCGACACCTTCGACCCGACCTTGGGCCTCGTGATCCCTTCGGACCTTCTTGAGCTGATCGACATCAACGTTGACAGCGACAATACCGGATACATCGACTACCCGCTTCAGCGCGTGCAGCTAAAGGAAGCCATGACGCGCGCAGAGCTACTCGACATTCCCAAAGTCTTCGCAAGGCGCGGCGGCTATTGGGTGCTCGGACCGCAGCCCGCAGTGGGCTCTGTTATCGAGATTGTCTATTACGCCGAATTTGCCCCGCTGGTGAACGGCACGGACACCAACACCATCTCAAGGATCGCTTGGGACGCTGTGGTGTACGGGGCCCTCTCCGCTGCGGCTGACTACTACAACGATGACCGCAGCCAAGTCTTCGAGGCGCGCTACAGCCAGATCACCCAGAACCTACAGGCCATGGCCGACGGAGACGAGTTGACCGCAGACGCCGCTGTGCGCCCCGCGCTCCTCTTCAACAACGACTGGTCTCAGTCTGACGGAATGGGCTGGTAAATGACGCAAAGCTCGTTCTACGGCGATACGCCTAACTACGCTACCGACTTCCCCACGCAGAACGACGGCAACACCCAGCCTGCCGACGGCAACGTACAGGCGCCTAGCTCGTTCTACCCGAACGGCGGCATCTACGCTTTCCTGAATTCCAGCGATCCGCTGTTGGTGCAGCTGCAAGGACTAGTGGACGCCACGCTAGCTAATGCAACGGCGGCAGCTACTAGCGCGGCTAACGCGGCGGCTAGCGAAGCTACCGTACTAGCTGGCATCGCTGCCGCAGCTGGAACGGCTACGCCCCTCGTGGACGGAACGGCAACTGTAGGCACTAGCACCAAATGGGCCCATGAGGACCACGTCCACCCTACGGATACCTCGCGCGCCTCTGTGACGGCGTTGGCTCTCAAGGCCGACAAGACCTACGTTGATACGCAGGACGCTACAAAGGCCGACACGAGCTATGTGAACACACAGCTGGCCCTGAAGGCCCCTCTCGCCTCCCCGGCGTTCACAGGCTCCCCCACGGCCCCTACGGCTGCCGTGGACAACAACAGCACCGCGATTGCCACGACCGCATACGTGCAGCAGCAGGCCGGGGCCTCGACGCCTGCAATGGACGGCACTGCGAGCGCCGGATCGTCTCTGAAGTGGTCCCGTCAGGATCACGTTCATCCTACGGACACCTCGCGGGCGCCTCTTGCATCTCCCACGTTCACCGGGACGCCTGCGGCTCCTACGCCTACCGCTGGGGACAACACCACGAAGGTTGCCACAACTGCGTTCGTCACGACGGCTATTGCAGGGGTGACCCCTCCTACAGGTGCTCCACTCAAGGAGCAGCAGACTGTGGACACGACCAACAGGTCAACCTCGTCCACGAGCTACGCGGCAACCGGGTCAATCTCTACGGCGATAACTCCGCAATCGGCGTCCAACAAGTTGCGTATTCAGGTTTCGGGTGTTCTCGGAGCATCCACCGCCATCGGCGTGCATGTGACGTTGTTCCGCTCCATCAACGGCGGTGCGTACACAGACATCACGCCCGCAGGCTCTACCGAACTTCAGGGTCAGGTGGTCACAGGCTCATCGTTCCCGCAGCCTCTGAATATCGACTTCATCGATAGTCCGGCCACAGCCCTTCCCGTGACCTATCAGCTGTACATGTCCGTAACATCTGCTGCCACCGCTTATCTTGGCAGGCGCGGTTCTGACACTGTTTTCAGCTCCCCGACCGTCTTCACGATCACCGAAATCAAAGGCTAGCTAAAGAACCTAATGAACATCTCTACCAAGGGGCTCATTGAAATCATGAGCCACGAAGGCGTTTGCCTTTCTCCCTACCTTGACTCGGTTGGTGTTTGGACAATCGGCGTCGGCATCACGCAGCACGACGGCAAGGACCCCCAGACCATGGGGACCATTACGATTGACCAAGCCATCGCTATGTTCAAGGACCGCATCGGCGCCTACGTGGCCCCGGTACAGAAGCTCGGGCTTGCGCTCACTCAGGCGCAGTTCGATGCTCTCGTGTCCTTCTGCTACAACGTGGGCCCGCAGAACCTAGCTAACCTTTGCCGTGGGCGCACCGTCGCTCAGATTGGCGAAGCGTTCGACCTCTACCACAAGCCAGTCGAAATCACTGAGCGCCGCAACAAAGAGAAGCGGCTCTTTCAGTCGGGCGTCTACTCGTCCAACGGCAAGGTTCTCGTCTTCCCCGTTAGCGCCTCTCACAAGCCGGTCTACAGCAAGGGCTATCAGCTCGACGTGTCCAAGTACTTCGTAATGACCACGCAGCATGCTCCGGCTCCCGCTGCTCCTCCGGCTGCCCCTGTGAAGCCTTCGCTGCTCAACACGCTCCTCGCCATCCTCAACGCCATCCTCCGGCTGTTCAAGCGATAACAATGCATCTCCATGTAATATGGGACGCCCTGAAGAGCTCTAAGCTCTTTCAAGCGGGCGCCCTGCTTATTGTCTTCAGCGGACTTGCTGAGGCTTGCGACCAACTCGGGGCCGTTGACTTGTCTGCGGTCCCCTACCTCGGCAAGTACGCCCCGGCCATCGTAGCTACGGTTGGTCTAGCTAAGGTGGTCTTCCGCGCGCTCGCGGTCCTCCTGTCTGCCTATCAGTCACAGAAGGACCCCTCGGAATGAGTTGGCTATTCAGTCTGCTCACCGCGCTCCCGGGCTTCCTCAACGGACTGCTCGCGTACCTCAACAAGCGACAGGACACCGCAGCTGCGCGCAGCGCTGATGCCAAGGACGTTGGTATTGCAGTTGTCCAGGCGGAAGCCTCGCGGGTCCAAGCTGCGGCCTCTGTGCTGCAAGTAGCTATGGGCCATCCCGTCTTCTGGATTGCTTGGGCCCTCGGGGTGCTCCCGGTGATGCTCTACTACGGCAGCATCTTCTGGGTCAGCACATTCCCCGCGCTCGGTTGGGAGGTCCAACGGGCTCCGGCTGATGCCCTCGAATTCGCGCACCAAATCACGAACTGGATGTTCGGCATAGCTGGTGCTTCTTCCCTCGTAGCTGGTGTCTCGGCGGCATGGGCAAAGAGAATCTAATGGACCACGCAACCAACGCCACGGCAGGCGTCGGCCTCGCTCAGTATTTCCTAGCGCTGCCGCTCATTAATCCGTTCCTCCAGACGCTCTTCCTGTTCGTGTCAATCGTTTGGGTGGGGACGCAAATCTATTTCAAATGGTTCAAGAAGGACCCTAAGTGAGCAAGAACCTTAACGCCAACTTCGCCACCTCGCAGGCTACTGTTGGTGCCACTGCTACCCTTATCGTCGCTCAGCGCTCCGGCCGTGACACTGTTGTCGTGGAGAACACTGGCACCACTGCGGTCTACCTCGGCAACTCCAGCGTGACTGTGAACAGCGGCCTTCTGCTCCCCGGCGTCGTCGGCGCGAGCGTTGCCCTTGAGACCACGGATGCCGTGTATGGCATTGTCGCCTCGGGTACTCAGGTGGTTTGCGCAGTCGAGAACTTCTAATGGCCCCGACGAACATCTTTGTTCCCGGGGTGCCCTCGATTGGGAGAAATAGGCGCCGCGTGTGGCTCCCCGGATCGTCCGGGCCTGTTGCGCTTCCGTACGAGCAAATCGTCGGCAGCAACGGCCGCATCTCTGTGGGCACTCAGGCGACTGTTTCGACAACCACACGGCTTGAGACTCGACGCCTCTCTGTGCTTGGCGGCCAGCCTGTCGCATCACTTCGTCTCGCTTACGCCAATTACTACGTAGATACGAATGGCGCGGAACAGACTGTCGGCAATGGTTATACGCTCGAAGCCTCCATTGAAATCCCGTCGGCTCCCGTAACGTCGTGCGTGCGTGTGACCTTCTCAGGAGCGAACACCGGAACGGTCGCAGATGGCGCGGACCTGTTTCTGTCGGACTCGATCCCTGCAAGTGCGTTCGGCCTGACGACAATACCGGCCGGGACAATAATCTACATCCACGACAGTGTTTTGGTCACTTCGGGGCAAAACATCCCTGTAACCAACACTTATACACCCTCGACCGGCGAGGCGAGCGTTCAGAACAATAACGGCACATCTCAGGTGATGACGACAGGAGTTCCGACTGGAACGGAAGTCAACCTGCAATCCCCGCTGATCGCCGTTTTGGGTAAGTTCACGGCCCCGGAGGTGTCTCTGGCGCTGTTCGGTGACAGCATCGAAAACTACCTCAACGACACCAATAGTTCGGGTATCAATGGGACGACGGGCGGCATGTTCGTCCGTGCTGCTTGGGGCGTGAATGGCCGCAATATCCCGTGGACGAACATCAGTCGCACCAACTCTCAAGCCGTTATCGCAAGTAATACGGTAGTAAAGCGGCTGGCTGTTCTTCGATACGCCACACATATGCTGACTGACTACGGCACGAACGATGTCCTAGCTGGTACGGCGTCGGCCACTATTCAAACGTCTCTGCAAAGAATTTGGACGATAGCTAAAAACTTCGGCGTTAGCCGGGTCGAACAGTCTGTCATCCTTCCGCGAACGACTTCGACGGACTCGTTCGTTACCGTTGCCAACCAGACGCCGCAAACTAATTATGGCGCTGGCGGCATTCGTAGCACGCTTAACACCGCGCTTGTGGCCAACGTCGGATCAAACAATCTCGATGCAATCCTTGATCTGAATTCCGTCTTGCAGGATCAAACGACGACAACGGCATGGAAAGCGCCGCCCGCCCAAACGAATGATGGTACGCACCCGTTCGGCGCGGGCATCACGAACGGCGCTGCTTATCTCAATACGAGGTTCGCCACCTACTCCCCGGCCGCCGTTATCGCATCGGCTTATGCCCCCGAAACACAGGCCGTTCTAGCTGCGATGACGGCGCAGACGAACGCCCGCGCGTTGCTGATCGACAACCTTGTCCGTGCATTGAAGGGGTACGGCCTTTGGCCCCAGCTTGATACGTTCTACATGTTCGCAGCCGCAGACAGCCCGTCTTCGTTGGTCAACTGGAAGAACCCCGGAACGTTCAACGCGACGATAGCGGGAACCCCTACGTTTACGGCGGACCGAGGCTTCACTGGCAACGGTACGAATGGTGCGCTGAACACTAACTTTGTGCCATCTACAGCTGGTGGCGTTTTTACACAAAACTCTGCTCATGTATCCGGGCGCGTTCTGAATTCTTTGGCCGCCAGCGCCAACAACAAGCTGATCGGCCAGATAGCCGCAGGCTCTACTGCGCGGACGCAGCTTCTGGTGCGCAATACTGGCGACATTCTCTCGCCTATTATGAACGATGCCTCGTTCGGCTCAGGCACCACAACGAACACGGCGGGCTTTTATCTAATGCGTCGTACTGGCGCGTCGGCACGCTCCGTGATCAAGGATGCCACCACTCCGGTAAACGATACCGTCGCATCAACGGGGCTTCCAACTCAGGCCATCTCTTTCCTCTCCGATGGTGCCACCTTTGGCGCCCTGCAAATCGCGACCGGATCGATTGGCCTTGGTATGGGGTTCCAAGATGCTCAGAACTTCAATGGGCTACAGATTGCGTACCTCAAGGCAGTTGGCGCGCTGTAGTCCTAGTTATTCTTTTTGAAGGAAAACTCTATTGCCTCTCGACCTCTCTAAACTTACTGACGCGGTTGCCAAGGTAGCCTCTCTCGCCTCCTCGGTGGCCTCCGTCGCCGCTGAGCGCGATGCCGCGAAAGCCGAACTCGTGCAGGCGCAGGCCGACGTTGACGCCCTCACGGCGCAGCTTGTTGCCGCTGCCACTACTCCCGCTGAGGCCGCTGGTCTCACTGCGGTAGCTGCGGCCCTTGCGCCTTCGGCTCTCGCCCCTGCCCCTGTCTCTCCTATTGAGCCCGCAGTCGCGGATGTCCCGGTTTCTCCGGTGGCTGTGGGAGTAGCAGGCCCCGTTGGGGTCGCAGACACCATGGCCCAGGTTGCCGCCGCTATGGCAGCTAAAGGCTAAGAGCAGCGCTTAGCTGCGCTGACTAAAAAATCCCCCTAGGGTCCATTACGGATTCCTAGGGGGTTTTTTCGTGCGGCACCGCCTACGCGGAGTTGGCCTTCCGGCCTTTGGACAGCCTCAGCTACTAGCCTAGCCGCACCTTTAGTCTATTGCGCCAGTCCTTGCCCCACGCCTTCTCAATGAGCGCGTTCTGTACGAGGTGGTGCGCCCAACAGCCGTTGTGCCATTGGTATAACCAACGGCTCACGCGGCCTCGGCCTGCGCCAGCTTATCGAAGTTGACGCTGATGCTGTAGTAGCCATTCGAGCTACCGTGCCAACGAATGGTCACAGAGCCCTTGATGGTGCGCAGCTCGTAGAACGTCCACATGGCATCGCCGTAGCGAGCCTCGTCGCTCTCCGTGTCATCCTGCGTGCGCTCTTCGGCAACAAGGATCGGGGTGTCGATAAGGTCCTCAAGGTCTCCGCAGATGTCCTCGATGTAGACGCTCTCGCAGCATTCCTGCGAATGGTGCATGACGAACAAATCGCCATTGTCCATCGCAAACTTCAGTTCGTCGTCGCCGCGTTCGATTGCCTTTATGGTGCGGCCTTCGAGCACGCTGAAGTCACCGCTGAAATTCCAATCGTAGTCCGAATAGTAGCCCATGTACCCCTCAGTGCAATTTGTTTGGTGGTGTTTCGCTAGCTAACCGGAAGATGCACCCATGCACGTAGCTGACAGTCGCTGCGACTTCGTCAGGCTTGGTCTCCGGGTGATCCTCCATGTACTGCTCGATGACTTCGGCCAGCAGTTCGATAAGCTCGCCGCCGTCAATGGCTTGCAGCTTCACCTGCGCTTGCCCTTCTGGGGCTTCTCGGCCTCGGGCTCCTTCTGGGGCTCCTGTACCGGGAGCAGCACAAGGAAAGCCTTGATAAGCTCTTCGATCCGCAGTAGGGCGTCCAGCTGCTGCTGCTCCAGCCGCCGCTCGTGATATGGTGCGTGTTCGCGTTCGTTCATTTCCGTAGCATCCTTGTTTCGAATTCCATGTTGAGGGCCTTAGCTAGCGCAATTGCCTCTCCGTCCTTGAGTTCGTCGGTGACCACATGGGCCGCACAAACGACAACGGACCCACGGGGGGTCCGCACGACTTCGTAGGGCGGCTGTTGGCCGCGAATTCCGTAGTCCATTCAGTCCTCCAAGTCGGAGCCGGGGAGTATCCATACGCAAGCGCTGGGGCTATCCCAGCCGTACATGACGCAGAAGCCCTCCTCGCAGATGGTGAACAGGGGATGCATCATGTCTGCGCCCCCAAGCCTTTGTCCTGTGAGAACCAGCCAATGACCAGCACGGCAACCACGCAGGCCGCCGCTGTCATGTAGTGGTCAACGTAGGGCACGGCCCACGGGTCAGCCGCAATGATGCCGCCAGCAACCCAAGCCAACAGAGCGCCGCCAGCCCACACGAGGACCGGGAAGCGACCAATGAGCTTGGAGATGATTGCGGCGCCCGCGATAACCAGCGGGATCGACAGGAGCACGCCCAGCGCCATGAGCAACTGAGAGCCGTGAGACAGCGCGGCAATGGCCATGACGTTGTCAAGGCTCATGCTGGCATCTGCGGCCGCAATGGTAGCGATAGCGGCCCACAGGGTCACTGCGGGCTTCAGGGAGCCCTCCTCTTCGTCCTCGCCCCTGACGAGCTTAGCTGCCACGTAGAGCAGGAAGACGCCGCCGATCAGGCTGAGGCCAGGTACGCCCAGAAGGGCCGCAGCGAAGAACGCCATGGCCACCCGGAGGCCGATAGCGGCAACGGTGCCCCCGATGATGCCCCACTTCTGCTGATTAGCTGGCAGCTGACGGCTGACCATAGCGATAACCAGCGCATTGTCGCCGGAGAGCAGCAAGTCAATCCAGACGATGCCGAGAAGCGCGGCCCAGAACATAGTGTCCATAGTGTTTCCTTTGAATGATTTGTGAGGGTCTCTCCCCTCCTGTCACGATTTCACTCGTCGCCACGGGCGCGACCCATGGATGCCTCTTAGGCCACGAGGGCCTTGATCTTGTCGGCAACGTCCTGCGCGCGAGCGCCTTCCGCCTTCAGCCGGTCGGCCTCGTTGCTGAGGCGCATCGAATGCAAGAAGGCGTCGTCGGCCTGCTTCGCCTTGGCTACCGCAGCGGCCTCCAGCTTCGTGACGGTGTCGGTGAAGTTCGCGATGATCGCCTCAACGTCGTGCTCGACGCGGACGAAGAAAGCTTTGATCTTGGAGAACATGGTGTTCCTTTGTTAGCTAGCGGCACTCGGCCATGAGGTATCCGAAGAGAATGGCTACCGCGATGACTGCCACGCCTAGAATGTCAGCGCTCACGACAGAAGCTTCGCGCCGTCCACGTTCAGCAGCTTGGCAATGTCGTTCAGCACCACCTGCTCCTCGGAGCCGATGCCGCCCTGATCCGCCACGTCCGCAGCGATCAGGAACACGTCCTGACGAGCGGTGACGTCACGGGTCATCAGGGCCTCAATGAAGCGCTTGTTCTCCATGCGGCCCGCGCGGGACTTGGCGCGGCTGAGGGCGCCGTTGAGCGCCTCCTCAATCTGCGAGGAGCTATAGGAAGCCGAGACGATAGGGTTGGCCTGCATGCCCGAAATGGCAGCTTCGATTTCGCTGTCATCAATGGAGCCGTCGGCGGCGGTCACGTTGGCCGCAGCGCTAGCTACGCCCTTCAGGAAAGCAGCGTCGCCCGCATAGCTGTTGATCTTGGTCTTGGCGGTTGAGAGAAGATTGGAGAGAAAACCCATTGTTTGTTCCTTTCAGAGTCAGAAGAACCAGCGCTTGACTGGATACCGGAGCGCGATTTTGACGGTGGTGGTGATGATGGCGAAGATGCCGATCACATCGAGAATATGGTTGAGCAGCAGCGCGACGATCATGCTTCAGCCGTTGATGTCAGCTGCGATGAAGAGGCCAACCGCATAGACCAGCAGCGTAACGCCAGCCATAACGAACGCAGCCGTGAGGCCGCCTTCGGAGGCGCACGCAAGCGTCAGGAGCCCCGCGCCAGCGAAGTAGAACTTTTGGATGGTGTTCATGGTGATTTCTTCAGTCCTCGTTTGATCCAGTTGAGTAGCTTGGGATTGTCGCGGAACAGGGAGACAAGGCCGGTTTCGAAAGAGACCACAATTGCCTCTTCGCTACTGCGCTTATCCTCAATCGCCTCGTTGTCGTAGATGACATGCAGCAACTCGTGGATCACTGTGCCCACGAGCCGCTCGGGAGATTGGTGGATAGCTGGCCAAATAGTTATCTCGGCCTTGTCGAAGTTGGTCTCTCCGTAGTCCTCACTAGGACCCGGATCGACCTTGATGCGCCAATCGTAGGCACCAACTTTGATCCTGCGAGGAAGCGTCTTGAGGACGGCTTCCACATCAGGGGTCATTGTTACTGCTCGGTGTCCATGTAGAGTTCTTGGTAGCGCGCAACGGAGCCATCCGGGAAGATGGCCGACACGCGGGCGTCAGTGATAAGCATCTTGACGCCCGTGGCCTTCAGGATGCCCTTGAGGCGCTCAGCGACTTCGTCGCCGTCGATGGGGATAGCGTGGTCCATGTTGAACTTGTTCATAGTTATGCGGCCTCCTTGTGCCGGTCATCGAAGGTTTTCTTGAAGGATGCGCGAGAGGCGCTGTGGTAGACCACGATGCCCTCGGGGTTCATGTAGCCGGGTACGGCCATTGAGCCTGTTGCGCCAAGCATGGTCATCACGGCGTCGATAGCTGCGGTACTGAACTCGCCGCTGTGGAGCACAGGCACCACATCGACACACGCGGGACGCGGGCGCTCTGAGGGCCAACGGCTGGTGTCGAACAGAGCGAAGCGACGCTCAGCTAAGCCGTAGTTGCGCTGGATGTCCCGGCCGTACCACTCGCCAAAGTGTCGGCCTTCGCCCAGCCCCATAAGCTCAGTCGCGTGCGCCCAGGCCCAGCCAGCGAAGCCGTAGTTATCGGTGTCTTTGCCGGGACGGATCAGGCGCGTGCGTGACCCTGCCGTGATTTCGTACCAACCATCCTCCTGCTCCAGCCACGCGCTGAAGTCGGTAGACACCGGGAGCCCCTCGTGCTTGCGGATGATGATCTGAGCATTCGTTCCGTCGAGCTTCTCGGTAATCGTGCAGCCCCTTGAAAGACGGGCAAGCTTGGGGAACGGCTCGAAAACGTTCATGTGTTCTCTACTGCCTTGTTGAGAGCAGCAATCAGGTCGTAGACTTGGCCAAGCGTTAGCTCGACCACGTCAGCGCGATCCGTCATGTTCTCTTGTTTGATGATAAGGGTTTCTTCGGCGCGGCTTTTGAAACGCCTAGCCCACCACACGTCCAACAGCGGAGACCCCGGAAGCGTTTTGGCCCCCGGGGTCTTGATGGTCTCTGCTGCTGGAATTTGGTAGCTAGTGCCGTGCGCGTCCCGATTAACGAGACAGGGCATCAAGCTCCTCCTTGGTGCCAAGGAAGCGAACGTGATTGGCGCCCCCTTGGTCGATTTCCTTCTGTGGGTAGCCATCACGCAGCAGCGTCTGCGCCAATGTCTCCCCGGGAAGCGGCTGGTACGCCTTTGGGAAGCCGTAGCGCCATCCTGACGGCGGGTCGTAGATCAGCATCGCTTCGCCTTCAGAGTCTCGTGCAGATAGCCCTGCACGTTGAACAGAAGCGCGAGAAGCTCTTCCTTCCGGTCTTCCTCGTTGTCGAAGAGGCCCTCCACTCCCCGGTGGTGCTTCCAGACCGCGAAGAAATGCCGGAACATCGACTTCATGTAGGCATCAAGCGGAATGCCCTTCTGCCAGTTGTCGCTGTCACGCATGGAGCCATCGGCCATCTTGCGCTTGCCGTGCATGTATTTGGCAAACTCTTCCATCACGATGGGCGAGAAGAAGCCCTCGAAGTCCAGCTTGTTCTCGTCGGTGTCACGGGTGGCCCCGGTATCGAATGTTCTGTAGGATTCAGTCATGCCGCCATTTCCAAAGATTGCGAACGTGGATCACCAGCATCGACGCATTGATGGGGATTAGCCCCCAAAGCTCGCTTTGAAACATGATGATCCACCAAGGCACCTGCGCAGCTAAGCCAAGCATAGGTCCCCATTTCGATTTGTTGCCGTAGAACCACTGCCCAGCCAAAGAGAGGGCAGAAGCGATTAGTTGGATTGTGAGGGCGTCCAGAGGATCGGCTCCTTCTTGTTTCGGTCCCAATCGTCCCATCGGAGAATGCGGGCCAAGCGGGCGTTGCGGAGTGCGTCTTCTGCGGTCAGCTTCTTCTTCTCGAATGCCTTCACCACGTACGGCCACATGCCGTCATCGGTAGCCATGGCTTCACCAAGCAGCTTCTGCGCACCAACAGGCCCCATGCCCGGACAGCCCTTGAAGCCATCCACGGCATCCCCGGTCAGCGTCTGGAACATGTGCCAGTAGTCGGCTTCTTCCTTGGTAACGTTGAGAACCTCGTCCCCTGTCCAAATCTTGGCCGGGATGGTCTTCATGTCCTTGTCCTGGCTGACGATGATGCAATTGGCTCCCGGCTTGGTAGCTAGGATGCCCATCACGTCATCGGCCTCAAGGCCCGGGAATGCTTGGGTTGAATACGTGTCGTTGGCCTCGCTACGCAGCGCCGCGTAACAGAGGGGCTTGCGCTTCTCCTGTCGGCTCGCCTTGTAGGAAGGATCAATAGCTAGCCGGAAGTTCGGCGTCTCGTAGGTGCCGGAGAAACAGAGCTTGATATCCTGCGTGTGGAATTTCTGCGCAAGCTTGTCGATAGAGCCAGCGAAGTCAGACCAACACGCCTCCTCGTTAGCTTGTAAAACATGATTGTGTTCGTCCCATCGAATGTCCAATTCGTTAGCTACGCAGGCCCTGAAGAGGTACTCGTCGCCGTCGATCAGGAGGGTGGTCATGAGAGCACCCCCAGAATACGCTGCACGATGCCCATAGCTCCCTCGCGGGTCGTATCGGCCTGCATAAGCAGCACGCCGTTGCGGTAGAAGCTGAGCGTTACCTTGTTGTCCACGCGGGTAGCCTGCACATCGAATTGGCCACCCGCGTACTCATGATAGCCGTCCATCAGTCTGCGAAGCTCGTTCCCTCGGTCCACGCATGGATGCGGGGCTGCTCCTCGAAGGCATCGCGGTAGGCTGCGTCTTCAGCTGCGCGAAGCTCGGCCTCTGCACGGCCATCCTCATAGCCATCGTCGTAGCTATCAGCGGCGCCGTCGTTGTAGCCTTCATCGTAGCCGATAGCTTTGCCGTCATCGTAGCCCGTGTCGTAGGCATCCGCCTCTTGTTCGTCCGACAGCTGAGCCACGTCACCGCGCCCAACCTTAACGCCCGCTTGGAAAGCCTCCTCAGCCAGAGCCTCAACTTCAGCCAGAAGCGCCTTCGCCTGTTCCTTCGACAGAATGAGATATTGCATTGTTTCCCTCGTTTAGAAGTACCAGCCCCCTGCTCGTCACGCGCCAGTCTCGGCCGAACGTGTGAGGGGTAATTTCTGTTGTGATGAGCCCCATAGACGCAGCCATAGCTACAAGGTCCGCGTCTCTGCGGGCTGTGTTGCTCTGGATGGCCATGGGTTTGATGTAGATGGATTGCAGCAGGGTATGCAGGCGGTCCATCAATGGGTATCCGCCCAACTGTCCCCAATGCTGTACTCGCTATCGAGGCGAATGCGGAAGCCGTAGGGCTCCCCTGCCTTCTGCGCGCACGCTACGAGCGTCTCGCCAACGAAGTCAGCGTATTGCTCGCGGCAGGCCACTTGGTATTCATCGTGGACCCACGCGGGAAAGAAGAAGTCTTCACCGGGCTTGATGAACCCCGACAACTCGTCAAAGGCATTGCATCCCCATTCTTTGCAGAGGATCGCTCCGGCGTTCTGGATCAACGTGTTGAGCGCTGCGAACTCCTTGCGCAACGGGATCAACCGCCCATCCAAACCCTTGACCGCACCACGCTCAGCCACTCGCGTAGCCAGCTGCTTCTGTAGTGCGCTGTAGCCTTCGATGCCTTCAGAGAACCGCTTGCGTGCTTTGCCGCCGACGGACTTTAGCTGCGCCTCGCTGGGGGCGAGGTCGTCACCAAAGAACTGCCGGTAGATATCGATGCCCTCTTGCCCCGCATTGCTGCGGGCATTCAGGAGAGCTTCGTGAATGATAGTCCCAGCTTTGACGTCTCCCGCCCCGTAGACGGTGGCATAGACGAACACCTTGGCACAGTCTTCTCTAAGGATGATGTGTAGCTGGTTGTGCTTATCACGCGCCGTCCCGGGCGGAAGAAGTCCAAGCGCGATAACAGTAGCCCAATGCGGATCGCCTTCAAGAAGCGTGCGACCATAGGCCCCTCCGTCGAAGTATGAGAGATAATGAGCAAGGCCGCGAAGCTCCAAGCCCTGCATATCGGCGCCCACGAGCTTGAAGCCCGGCGGCACAATGAACAGGCGCCGGAAGTTAGCGCCGTAAGGTTTCTTAGCTGACGGGACTTGCGCGAGATTGGGCGAGAAGTGCGCCCCACGTCCCGTTATGGTCCCCATGGGATTGATGCGCCCATGAATGCGCCCATCTTCCCGCACTGCTGCCATGAGGCTCTGTTTGGAGCCGGTCAGCTGCGAGAGGCGCTTAGTGAGCATCAGGTACTCACCGACGCCCTGTAGCTCTGGAAACTTAGCTACCGCGCCCTCAATGGTCTCCTCGTCCAACAGGGGGCTGCCGCCGTCCGTGAACTTGGTGGGCTTCCACCCGCGCTCCTTGAGCACCTTGGCGATGTGGGCACGCGAGCCCGGGTTGAACTCGACGGTCTTCAGCTTGATGAAGCCGACGCCCTTCTTGTACCCGCGCTTCGCATCGTCCTTCTTGGGGACGAACCAAGCCTTAGCTGGATCGGGGGAGATAGGTTGCTCCCATGAGCCGAACTCGGCCTTCAGCTTCTGCTCCAGCTGGTACTGCTTCTCTAACAGTTCGACGTGGAGCCGCCCTGCGGCGGCGAAGTCAAAAGGGAAGCCTGACTCCTCAATGTGCTCGCAGAGTCCAGCTATGCGGTGCTCCAGCACGATAGCTTTCTGCGGGTACTTGTCCGGATTGAACTTCTTGTAGAGCAGGAAATTCAAGCGAACGTCCTGCATCATGTAGTCCATCATGGCATCCGAGAACTCGGCCCATATGAACCGCTGGATAGCTACCTCGTCCGTGTAGCCAAGGGCTACCGCTTCCTGGCGCTTCACTTCGGCATAGTCGCCTTTGTGCTCGCCTAGCCTGTGGCCCCACGCGGCCAGCGAATGCTTCCCGACGTACTCAGAAGGCACGCTGACGTCGTTCGCCTTCAGGGCCGGATACATCAGCCGCGACACAACAAGCGTGTCTGTGACCTTCTGGCCCGCCTTGGGCACGAAGGCCCCCAGCTTCTTCAGGGCCGGGATATCGAAGGCTTTGATGTTGTGGCCAATGAGTTCGTCGGCCTCTTGGAGCCGCGCGATAGCTCGAGGCACCTCAGCGGGGCCGTAGCTACTCTCGACGCCCGTATCAACGTCAACGATGCCGATGCAGTGGATTTTGGAAGCTACGTAGAGAAGGCCATCCGTTTCGATGTCGAATAGGAGCCTGCTCACCGGGCCTCCATCATCGCATCGGCAAACTCATAGGCTAACCGCGATGCGTACCCCGTGGGGAAGCCTTGACGGGCGATGAGGCCGGTAAGGGCCGCAGCGGCGAAGTAGTCACGCAGGGACATACCGTGGTAGCCACCAAGCTTAGTTGGGAAGGCGGCGTCATTAGCTGGCGTCTCCATCACCATGTACTCCACAGGTAGTCCGCAATCTGGGTATGTCGCACATATGCAACCAAATCCTTACGTCGGTATGCCTTCACGGCCTGTTCACCGTGCCAATCGGCTGCATTAGCTCGACGGCAAAGTGCCAGCTTCACTTCCGGGCTGATCGCCGCACTTAGTTCCTGCAATTTCATCTGTCTTCTCCAAATAAGCGGCGGCAGCGCGTAGGACACCGGGGGTATCCTTCGCGTTACCTAGCATTAGGTTACAGTGGTGACAGAGGACGCCACGTACCTTGCCGGTACTGTGGTTGTGATCCAGATGCCATTTTGTTTTAGTTTCAGGGTCGGTTGTGAGACACACAGCGCACGCGAACCCTTGTGAGGAAAACAGCGCGTCGTATTCCTCCGGGGTGATCCCGTACTTGCTTTTGAGGCTCTGCCGTCGATTTACCCCGGGTCTCTGGCGGTACTTCTTGTTCGTCTCCCTGTGCCTGTCCTTATTGGCCGCATACCAAGCCCTAGAGCGGGCCGCCGCGCGCGATTTACGTTCTTCTTCCGTCAGAATGGGGCGCTGTCCTCTTCTGTTGTGTGAGGATCGAAGCACTCAGGCCCCGCGACCTCGTATTGCCCTCTCTTTACATTCCATTTGAGCCTGTCCGCTTCACCAGTCTCGCCAGTGATGCGGCACTTGAGCGAACGCATCTGAGCAAAAAGCTTCTGATCGTTGTCCTGTTGGTCTCTTTCGAGTCCGAGGACGTTGAAGCTGAGCTGTTCAATAGAAGCGGACCCCCGCATATCAGTAAGACTGATTGCGTCCCCTTCATTGTAGTTCTTGCCCCGCTTGAGATGGACAACAGCAATCACGCCAACGCCGGTCTCCTTGACGAAGCTAGCTAGCTTGGTCATGAGGATGTCGATATCTTTCCTCTCGTCGTTGGTCTCGGTGCCGCTGTGAACTATGCTGATATGGTCAAGCACAATGAACCGACAGCCACTCGCGGCCATGAAGCGCATCATGGTCAGCAGGCGCTCGGATTCGAGACTTCCGAAATGATCATAGAACAGCATCCCATCCCAGACAACAGCGGCTAGCGCTGCGTCCCAATCCTTGTCACTGATGGACTCAGGATTAGCTAAGACGTTCTTTAGGGGAACACCCTGATGCAGTGCGACGTAAGCGGACACGGAGGTATCGTTGTCTTCCTCAAGATAGATGTTTCCAATCTTGAGCCCGTGTGCCGTTCGGAGGTGGTAGGCAATGTGTCTTGCGATGGTTGACTTGCCGATACCGCTACCGGCTGCGATTGTAGTGACTTCTCCATCTCGGAGCCCCATCCACATTTCATCTAGCTTCGGCCACGGCAGCTTGAACCCTGCCCGCCGCTTCTTCTTCAGCCGCTCCTTGGTGAACTCGCGTCCCTCGCGGATGCCATCGGGCCTGTATTCCTTCGCGTCATAGTAGGCGCGTACAAGGGCTTGCGGCCCATGCTTCATCAGGCATTCGTTGGCGTCCTTGCAGTCATCAGGGAGCCGGATGATCTTGACCTTGCCGACGGGCAATAGCTGGCAAGCTAGCTCAAGAGCTTTTTGTCCTGGCTCGTCGTTGTCAAAGCTGAGATAAATATGATCGAAGGAGCACAATTGCTCGTAGTGCTTCAGTATCGCCTTCCTTACTGATCCAGTACCGTTCGGTAATGATCCGCAGGGATACTTGCAGTCCCAAGCCTGCCAGAAGCTCAAGCAGTCTATCTCGCCCTCCGTAAGGGTGACGGATCGTCCCTTCGCTGGCCAAAGCCAGCTCAGATAAATAGGCGGGTCCTTCTTCGCTGGTCCGATCCATGAGAACTCCTTGTCTGCTGTACGTGTCTTCTGCCCGATCAGCTTGCCGCCGCTGTCCCGCACATTCATGATGTGCAGCCTAGCTATGCGGTCGTACTGGTAGCCCGCCTTGCGGAGCGTCTCTTCCTTGAGCGCCCGCGAGTTCATCGGGAGATAGTCGCCCCTGAGCCACTCGCCGCTATCGGCCTCTGTCTCTTCGCCGTCTGCCTTGAAGTAAGTCTCACATGCAAAACAATACCCGGACCCATCATCATAATGAGCCCGGGCATCGCTTGAGTTGCACTTATCGCAAGGCCCAGAATTGAGCCATGCCATTCAGATCAGGCCACCAACTCGTAGCGGCTGTACTTGTGGCCGGAGCCGTCCGTGCGAACATCAGTGAGGATCGCGAAGCCCTTGCGGCGAAGCTTCAGGATCACGTCAGAGAGGCGCTTGATCTGATAGACAGTCATGCTCTCCATGTCGCTGATGGTCTTGCCGCTAGCCAGATGGCCAAGGATGGTCCGCTGCTGCGGGGACAGGCTGACCGAGCGGAAAAACTGCGAGTTCGTCATGTCGTGTAGTCTCCTTGTGTTTATTCGTTGAACCAAGCGTCAGGGATAGACTTGTCGGAATACTGAAACCCATGATCGTCGCACCACTTCCCGTAGCTGGTGGGGGAGCCTTTGCTGATCTTGGTTTTCGACCGACTAAAAACGAAGCGCACTTCAGGGGCGCCCTGCTCTTTAAGCAGTACGTGCTTCTGTCTATCTTTTGTCTCAAACAGACCTTTTGTCTCCACGTAGAAGAATGATCCGTCCTTGCGAAACAGCTTAAAATCGGGCGTGTACTTCGCGTTTCGCGCTGGCCACACGTATGGGATTTTGTCCGTCTCGAAGAGAACTTCCTTCCCGTTAGCTTCGATCTGTTTAGCTACTTCTTGCTCTAGGCCGCTGCGGTAGCCGTAGAGTATCCCCCGCTTCACAGCAGTGGCCTCTTTGTATGTCATGGTGTCTAAGTGAGCGCCGTACCGCTTTATCTGGTAGCGTTCGCGCTCTTTCTCCCGCACCTTTTTGATGTTGCCTTTACGCCAAGCGTTTAGCTTGCTTCGTGCCGCCGTGGGGTCGGCTTTGTATTTTTTAGCTGCCCACTTACGGCCTTCGCTCTTCTTGCGGATCGCGCGGCATTCATCCGAACAAAGTTTGACGCGGGGGCCAGCGGTACTCGGGATTTCTCCCGAGCACTCTAGGCAGAGCCGCATCAGAAAGCCTCGTCATCCGCGCTGTTGGCGGTGGACGGATCGAAGGGCGACTTGTCCTCGGCAACTGCCGGAGCCTCGTAGCCTTGCTCTTCCTCGAACGGGCTAACGCCATTGGCGCCACCGCGCTCAAGCTTAATCACCTGCACCGCGTTGAGGTAC